ATTTGATTTAATTAATTTATAAACACCTTCTTTAATTGCTGATGGAGTATGTGCTCTTGCTGTAATTATCGAAAAAATTGAACCATTATTAATCGCCTCAACAAAATCATGCCATACTGGTCCTGTTGGTGCCTTCATAACATCAATTAAAAATTGATCATCATAATTAACACCAAATTCAACATAAGCATCTTTTGCCGGTCCAACAATTGTATGTCCATTATATTTAAAAGGTTTTTTTCCAACCATATCTCTAAATTCTGCAAAATCTCTTGTGGTCATACCAACCGTATTACCCTCATCGTCTTTCAAACGAATGGAAGTTGGCATATACATTAAATTATCGTCCCAATCAAAAGCATAATATTTCATTACCGGAGTTGAATTGTTTTGTACAATTTCACTAATAATTTCTCTTACTATTTGTTTATGTTCCATATTTTTTTATGTCTTATAAATACAAAGGTAATAAAAAAAGGGAGAACTTGTCTCCCTTTTAGTGTTTTTTTTCATTTTTGACTATTAAATGTCCTCAAATGATGCTCCCGTTGGTGTAATATAGAACGTAATGTCTATAAATTCTAAGGATCTTGTAGGTTTGATGTAAATTTTACCCGTCATTTGATTTCTATCTAAATCAGCCGTGTCAGAAGAAACTGTAACTCGGAAATCATATAAACCTCTATCTCTTCTGATAGCATCTAATATTGGATTAACGGAGTTTAAAAAGTCTTGTCTAACTTGTTCATCGTTTTGATCAAACAATAACCTTACAGATACCGCAGAAATCAATTTACGAGCTTGTAATAACAATCTTCTTACGTTAATTCTGTCAAGAGCACTTTCTCTAACTTGAAGAGTTTTATTACCCCAAATTACAGTACCTACATCTGAGAAGGTAGCAATTGGGTTAATTCTTCCTTGATAAAGAGTGTCTCTATCTTCTTGTGTTAACTTCTTACGTGCTTTGATTGAGTTTACAATACCTCTTGTATAACCTGCCGCCGCGAACCAAGGGAATGCGATGTTGTCAGTTAACGCCAAGTTTCTTGTTACTTCAGCCGTTGCCGGAATGTATATTTGAGTATTATTTACACTATCACGAGTCAATACCCAAGGGTAATAAGTTGCCGTATAGTTAGAGTCAATACCCGTAGTTTCTAAATTATCTACCGCTTCTTGTGGGTAAATTATTCCATCCATTCCTGTTGTTGTAGGTAAGAATAAGTTGTAGTCAGGTGTTGTTGTTATATAAAGTGAATCCGCTCTTTGGTTTTCAATCATATCGATTGTAGACTCTACTAAGTCACTATTATTTACATAATCAATACCTGGAGATACAAACACATTAATGTTAACCGCTTCAGGGTTGGCAAATGTTTGGATACCTAATAAGTAAGCATAATAATCGGTATTTGCAAATTCTTGAGTACCATCACCAACTGCAATTTGTTTGAATGCTCCCCAACCAACTGCGTTTGGATATCTGTTATCAGGACAAGCTCCATTTAAATAACCTGATCTACCAAGTACAAATCTATCACCGTTAGTCCTATATTCTCTATAGATATCCCATCCGTCAAATCCACCTTGTACTAATAATGTGAATTTTCTTGAGTATATTCTGTAATAAGGACTTGTTTGGTTATTAGGTTCTGTTTGGAAAGTTGCGTCACCAACATAGAATCTTGGAGTACCTGATGTTGTAAATGCGTCTGATATAGTAATACCCGAAGCGTCTTTATCCATGTGGAAACCTTTTGATCTATAACTCCAATCAGATCCTTCTAAATCACAAGTTGTTAAAGGATTTTGTTTACCAATATATTCATAGTAATTACCATCCCAACCAATAGAATTTGAGAATCCTAAATAAGTTCTTCTAATATTATCACCATTACTTAATATTTGACCACCAAATGGAGGTGTGTAAATTACCTCACCAGGGAAGTCATATTTAGTTTTGTAAACCGGGAATGGAGAAGTTGCTCCGTCATATATTCTAAAGTTATACCCTTCAAAACCACAAGGTAATGCGTCCACAGGAGCATCCTCGTTCATTTCTACCATTACATATTTAGAATTTAATGCGTATTCACCATCTAATGATCCAATTTTCTTTGCAATAAAGTTATTTTGACTTGGATCCATACTACAGTTAGTGTATTTTTCAACAACAACTGGATTAGTGTCTGTGTCATAATAATCTCTAATGAATACATCAAATGTTTCATTTGCAAATGATATGTTACCAATGGACATTTTTAATTCATAGTTAGCTGCATCACCATCGGCAACTGTATAGAACTTAAATAAGTTGTATACTTTAGTACCACGAAGTTCGGAAACAACCCAAGGAGAACTTGGTGTTTGGTATCTATCTAAGTACCATCCAATTGATGTTATTGCTTGATTATTAATACCTGTTGCAGAATCTAACTCAACTAATGTCGGGTTAATACCTCTAATGAAACCTTTTCTCCATCCATAATTTAATAATGCTTGGAATTTCTCCTCAGTAAACAATGGGACTACATTCCTTGGTTTACCAAAGTTATCACCACCAAATACTTTTGTTATATATTGTGAATCAGAAATACTAAATGATGTTTCAAACGAAAAGTTTACACCGTCTTTATTTGTAACGTTAACACCAAATGGTAAATAAGGATTACTTAATGCTCCAAAATATTGATTAGTTAAATCTAATGTAACATCAGTTAATCCTGTAACTTCATAAACTGGGTTTTGTGCATCTGCATAAGTTGAAATACCTCTTGATCTAAATGTTGCAACCACCATATCGTCATAATCGGTATATGATGTTCCTGTATAATAATAAATCATACCGACCAAAGTACCTGAAAAACATTCAACAGGAATTGGTGTAGTTGTGGTTGTTGTTGTAGTAGGAACTGGTGTGATACAAGGATTGGTTGTTGTGGTACTTGTTGTAGGTGCCGTTGTGGTTGTTGTTACCGGTGTAATGTTAGTAATTCCTGTAATAATTGACCAAAATGAGAAACCTGTGTAACTTCCCCCACCAACATTATCAAATAATGAATAGTACCAAGAAGTGTTAGCGGTATCACATAAACTATTTCCTGAGAAACCTATTGATGGAACCCCATATACATTAGTTGATGCGGTATAAGAACCATTAACTGTTAATGAATCGTAGTCCATATCATCCACACTACCAAAGTAACTAATATTTTGATCTTCGGCAATCATTGGGTTTGAACTTGTTATCACATTAAAAATTAAATCCCTAATATTTTGATCTAATGTTGATGTACCCCCTTGAGGTGTCTCATATGTTACATATAATAAATCCTCAATTTCTTGTGGGAAACTAGTTATATAATCAATTGTTGAATCAGAATTAGTACAAGCGGTGAAATCAACGTTAAACATTTCTGTTTTTGCAGACACACATATAGGAATACAAGTGCCTGAAGGGGTTACTGCACTTAAACAGTGAACGTCAATTGTTGAACAATCAACATTTGCCTTAGTTACAATTGACCAAGATGGTCCTGCATCATAACCTGAAAGTCCTAAGATTCTTGTTACGAATAATTGATTAGATTGTTGTAAATATGATTTAGCGATATATGCCGCCTCATATTTTGGGATTTGTGTATTCACAAATTTTTCAGGAACAGTTCCACCAAAATAGGTTTGGAACTCATCGTAGTTTCTGATGAAGATTGGTTCAAAAGCGGGACCTTTTAAAGTTTCCCCCGCAATACCCAAGGTCGTAACACCAACACTTTGTGCTACGAAACTTAAATCCACTTCAGAAGTGTAGACGCCTGGTGATACAAATACTTTACTGTTAGCCATTGTCTTGTTTTTTGTTTGTTAATTTATTTTATATATAAATATTAGTTTTTTTTGTAAAAACTTTACATATTAGAAACTATTTATATTTTGGTAAGATTTTAGTCTGCCTTTTTTCTACCTATGGATAAAGATACTAAGAAGATAAAAAATTTGAAGATTTCAGTTGATGCTCACGAAACATTAAAAAAGTATTGTGACAAACGTGGTATTAAGATGTATCGTTTTTTAGAAAACTTAATAATAGAAAAATGTAAGGAAAAAAAAGATATCTACGGAGAAAATTAATTATAGTAATTCCTGATTAAAAATAAGATATGATGTATCATTAGGGAATTGTTTATAAATATCGATCTTTAATTCGTCCCCACTGTTAATTTGAATCTCCCTAACATCGTTTCCATAATATAAACTATTAATATAAACATCATATCCTGACGGAGGGGTACCGTTAGAAACATTATCACTATCCACAAATCTTAAATTAACATTATAATCAAATGTTTCAATAACCTGTGTTGCAGTTATTCCTGTTGCAAAGTCATATCTTTTAACTGAAGGTGGTGTCGGTTCACCTTTATTTTGTCTTCTTTTTTTAGTTTTTGTTTCGGTCTCATAAATTTGAAAAACCCTAGTTATTGCCGGGCTTACTTCAAACTCATCCTCATCAATTAAAAACCCCAATAATGTGAATGTATATTTTTGAATATAAACTTTTCTTTTTTCAAGATCTAAAGTAGATTCGTCGGTTACATCGTTCATTACAATTGGAATATAATGTCCTTTAATAACTTGGTATGCTTGTCTCGATGAAAATTTTTCAATTATAATCTGATTTAATTTATTTAATTCTCTCATTCTATTACAAACAATAACAACTGTATAACTTATGTCTACAGGTACAGGTTGGGGGATCTTATAAATGTCCATCCCGTGTCTTTGACCATCCCAAGTCGGTACTTTAGCGTAATGATATTGTTTTCTATTTGGGATATTCCATCTTAATGCGGGATTTGTACCATATTTAACTTCTGGAGTTCTAATTGTTGTAATAAATGGTGGTTCGGCGTTCTTATCAATATTTTGGAAATCCCAAGTTTCAACGAACTGAGACCAATTTTGTGTTGTAATTAAAATATCAACTGCGGGGATTATCTTTCCTTCAACAACACATCTTAGTTCATCTCGAACAAAATCTAAAAACCCACGGTCTAAATCCGCATGTAATAAAGATTTGGGAAGATAAGTACCATCCTCCGAAATCATATTTGCAATCTCATGTCTTCTTGGCAAGAGTATTTTCTTATCAATTAACGGTATTGTTTTTTTTATTTGTTTTGGAAACCCCATATTAATTAATCAAAAATATTTTGTTACTTAAGTTTATCATTTCAATCTCATTTGCATTAAAAATAGGTTCTTCTGTTCTTTTTACAACAAATGTGTCATATTTGTATGGGTTATAAGTAATAATATCATTTGTTTCAGGTTGAGGAATTTCCTCACAAGGGAATTCACAATAATCCTCTAAAGTCCCAATTACAAATGCGTGAACATTTTTTCTTTGTTCGTCTCTAACTTTTTGTTTCCCCCCCTGTCTAACTCTAAATTCAACATCTGTTAATCTAAGGTAGTCCGACTTCAAGACAACAAGACTTTTATATACAACAGAAAATGTGTGTCTATGTAAATCATAATAACACATAACTTTTTTACCGATTAAATCATCGATCTTACTTTTTAAAAGTGATTCTTGTTCTTCCGTAATTATTATTTTCATAATCCTCTAAATTCATTTGGTCCGACAGGAGACGCACTTATTGTACGATAAAAAGGTTTGTAACCTGCATAAGTATGTTTATTGTCAGCTACAACACGACCATCATTGTTTACCGTATAGTATCTCACTAAAGTTTCAGTTTCGTAATAACCAATATAGTCACCAAAATTTATATCAATATTTAAATTATCTAAAGTTTTTTGGTAAACAGAAATTCTTATATTACCTGGCTCCATCTGATCCACCCTTGTTGATCCTAACAGTTTATTTTCAGGTGCCGATACTTGAACAAAAGCATTAAATTCAACAGGGGGTAAAAATTTTATACCATCCGAAACTGTTTCACCATAAACATCATCAGTTTTTGTTTTATATCTATCTATTCGATATAACACACAAGTGAAGTTCATATCACCAACTAACCATTCCTCACCCATTGAAATATCAAGGTCAAAATCGTTTTCCCCAAAAAATTTTCCCAATCTTGTAATAGGAACTTTAATCGACATATTTTCAGTTTTTATTGATAAATATCATTTTTATTATTATTTTTAATAAAAAGGAAAATTTGGAGATTAATCAATCACTGATAGAGAATAAAGCGTTAGAATTGTTGGACTCGTATTCGGGTGCCAATAACTATATTATATACCTTAAGACCAAAAAAGAAACTAACAAAAAGTTTTATCCAACAAGGACCCAATCAGATTACATAATAAACTATTTTAATACCATACCAAAGGTTGCGCGTAAATGGGTTGAATTGGACACATACTTCGCTAAAAAGTTTGCAGAAGAAAAATATCTTTTAGAAACTCCTGAAAATATATTCATTGAGAAGTTATTGGTTGAAAAAGAAAAATCCTATCATATTTGGGGGAAATTCTTTGAGAAAGATCATTTAAGTGAATTTTGGGTACCTAAGTCATCATTAATTAAATCTCACAATGTTGAGAAGGTTGAGGTGGATTATTCTAAATATGATCATAGACCACCATTGCACCACCAAAAAGAAGCAATAGAAAAATTGGCAGGATCTAGAAGATTTATTCTTGCCGATGATATGGGTCTTGGTAAAACAACGGCTACGATTATTGCGGCTTTGGAAACGGGGGCAAAGAAAATATTAATTATTTGTCCCGCATCATTAAAAATTAATTGGCAACGAGAAATTGAAAATTATACAGATCGACCTGTTTATATTGGAGAAGGTAAAAAATTCTCAACCGAATCTGATTTTGTTATCGTTAATTACGACATATTAAAAAACTTTCATGACATGAAGGATAAGAATAAGTCATTATTAAATCAATCTGATTTTGAGTTGGTCATATTAGATGAGGCTCATATGATTTCAAACCCCCAAGCACAACGAACAAAGATTATTAACCATTATGTTAAAGATGTTAAAAGGGTTTGGTTATTAACGGGAACACCAATGACATCTCGTCCAATGAACTATTATAACCTACTAAACATTATTGAATCACCTGTCGCTCAAAATTGGATGGCATATGCTATTCGTTATTGTCAAGGATATCAATTTACTGCAGGAAATAGAAAAGTATGGAATGTTACGGGAGCATCCAATTTGGAGGAATTAAGAGATCGTACCTCAAAACAAATTCTTCGTAGGTTAAAAGAAGATGTGTTGGATCTTCCAGATAAAATTATTTCTCCTGTATATCTTCGTTTGAAATCAAAAGAGTACGAAGAACTTATGGGTGAATATTATAGTTGGGTTGATAATAAAAAAGAAGAATCGTCTTCGTTAACCATTCAGTTTTCAAAACTAATGAGTGTAAGAAAAGTTATTGCAAACGAAAAAACAAAACAAACAATTGAGTTTGTCGAGAATATTATTGAACAAGGTAAAAAGGTTATCGTCTTCACAAACTTTACTGATACATTACAAACGATTTATCAACACTTTGGTAAACAGGCGGTTTATTTGGACGGAAGTTGTTCCAAACCTCATCGTCAACACGCAGTTGATGAATTTCAAGATAACGAAAAGATTAGAGTATTTGTTGGTAACTTAAAGGCTGCCGGTGTTGGTTTAACTTTGACCGCGGCTGAGGTTGTTATTATGAATGACTTATCTTTTGTTCCTGCCGAACATGCTCAGGCGGAAGATCGTGCGTATCGTTATGGTCAAAAATCTAATGTACTTGTGTATTATCCATTATATGAAAATACAATTGAAGGTGCAATATATGATATCTTAAATCGTAAAAAACAAATTATCAGAACTGTCATGGGAGATGAACATCCTGAAAGTGGTGGAGACGTTGTTGAAGAAATATTAGATATTATAAATAAGAAAAGATAACTTTTTCAATTAGGTTGATATTTATTTGAAAACCAAATGAATTATGAGAAAAACTATAAGATTAACTGAAGCTGATTTATCTAGATTAATTAGACGAATTATAAAAGAAAACCCCAATGATGTATTAACTTGTTTAATGACCGCAACTGGTATGACATTTGAACAATTAAAAGCCTTGGCTCCGTGTAGTGAATTACAACAAGACCCAACGAACACAACAAATATTCAGGCTTGTATAGCGGCCGTTGTCCCTGTGGCAACTGCAAAAATTATGGAGACTATTAATATTCTTGACCCTTTTGGTAGTGGAAAAAAAATAATGGATATGACAACAAAATGTATGGCATGTGCTGGAAATGTTTCACCAGTTATGAACGAAAATAAAAGAAGAATTAATAGAAGATAATAATGTCAAATAGTAGGAGTCAAACTAAAATTAGAAAAACTCAACAAGTTAATTTAATTGCCGAACAAAGATATCTTAAACAAAAAAGATTATTAGTTGAGTCAAGTGATGATTTTATGAACTGCTTTGATATGTTAGGGTATTCTAGTGATATGATTCCTGGTCCTTGTCAACAAATTGAAACAAAAGAAAATTTTTTAAATTGTAGAACCTACGTAATGAATAGTTTAAGTCAAAACATTACAACAACACCAACAAACGTGTACGATACATTTTTTAACTGTATGACAACAAAGGCAACGGAGTTAGGTTTATTTCTTAACGAAAAACCACCATCAGAAGAAGAACTACCATCAGAAGAAGAACCTGAAGAAGAAAAATAAAATTATTAAACCCACCACTCGGTGGGTTTTTTGTTTTATATGATATTTATGATTAATGAAAGTTACAGTTAAACATATTAAATGTGATATGTCCAAAGAGGATAGGGAACTAATGGGGGATTTTTTAAAATACCTACAAAAAAAATACCCCGTTAAAAATGATGTTACAGTTTTATTTTTAGGTGAGAAAACTGAAGGTATGTCAACCGGTAGTAGAAATGATAATTCGGAACTTAAAATTTTAACCAAAGGTAGATTAAACAGAGATGTTTGTCGAACATTGGCACATGAATGGGTTCATGAATGGCAAAGATCAACTAAAGGTATGGAAAGAGGACCTGATATTGGGGGTCAAAATGAAGACGAAGCAAACTCTGAAGCGGGTTCCGTAATTAAAAAATTTGAACGTGACTTCCCAAAACATGAAAAAATAATGTATGAAGGTTTAGTTGGTATTGGTAAAAAAATCAATTTATTAAATGAACAAATATTATTAACTGAAAAGGAAAACATTCGTGAAAATTTTTTAATGGAAATGAAAAAAATTGGTATTGATAAATTACCATACTCATATTCCTCATTAAAACAATTTGTTGATCCTGAAACAATGAATATACATTATAATAAACATTATAAAGGATATGTAAAAAAACTTAATGATGCGTTGTCCAAAAAAGATTATGGTGATGTTGAGTTAGAAGATATTGTTAAATCTATTGGGAAATACAACACCACAATTAGAAATAATGCTGGAGGTGCCTTTAATCACGCATTGTTTTGGAAAATGTTATCACCAAAAAGACAAAAACCAAGTGGTGAAGTATTTGAAAAGATTACAAAACAATATGGTAACATAAAAAAAATGAAAGATGAATTTAATCAAACGGCAAAAGATCGATTTGGATCAGGGTGGGTTTGGTTAGTTCTTACTAAAAGTGGTAGATTAAAAGTTGTGTCGACCCCCAACCAAGATAATCCAATGATGAGTGTCATTAAAGACGGTGGTTATCCTTTATTAGGTCTTGATGTTTGGGAACATGCATATTATTTACGTTATAGAAACAAAAGAGACGAATATGTTAAAAAGTTTTGGGATCACGTAAATTGGGAGTTTGTAAATGAGTTATATCTTTTAAGAACTAAAAAATAAGATATTTATATAAAAAGAACTAATGGCAATAATTTCAGAACCAGAAAGAGGTAAATTATACACAAGAATTCGTCACCTATTAGGTGCACCACTTCGTAGTGTCGAGTTAGAGGATGAACAAATGGATACATTGTTAGAATTCTCTATTGATGATTATTCACAATACATCCAAGATTGGTTAATTGAATCTCAATGGTCAAACCTTTGGGGTTTAAATGTTGAAACACAATCTTTGGCAAAGGCATTTATTTCTAAAAGTTTAGATTATGAAACAAGATACACATATGCCTATTCTAAAATTGTAGGATTACAAGCTGGTGGTGACTATGTTTTAAAGAAAGATTACATTCAATTAGTTGGTAACCAACAAATATATGAAATACCTGCGTGTAGAGAACTTAACGAATTACTGTGGTTTTCTCCCGCAGAATTAAATAATACGTTAATAGATCCGTGGACTTTTGGTGGAATTGCCGGTGGAGGATTGGGGGGACCTGGTGGATTTACTCAAATGGGTAATATGGCAGGTAGTTACTTTATGATGCCAGCGTTTGACATGTTGTTAAGAATGCAAGAAATTAATATACAAAGAAGAATAATACAAGGTGATTTAACATATAGGGTTACAGCGTTACCTGAAGGTAAAAAAGCGATTCACTTAATGAACACACCCGGAGGTAAATTTGACTTTGGAAATGGTACATTAATGAAAGGTAGAGTTTGGTATTGGTATTATGATGCCTGTGAGGAAGATAAAGACAATTGTTTAAAAAATAATCCAGACATCATTCAAATGCCATCAGATGTTCCATTCCAACAGATGTCTTGGGTTGATCTAAATAATCCTGCACAAGTTTGGGTTCGTAGATGGTTTACCGCATACTGTAAAGAAACATTGGCAAGAGTTCGAGGTAAATTTAGTGGTAACATTAAAACCCCTGATTCTGAGTTAACAATGGATTACACATCTTTAGCAACTGAGGCAAAAGATGAAAAAACAAAACTTATTGATGAACTTACCGGACCTGAAGGTAGATTAACAAGGTTAAAACCTGAGAAAGTAATGGAACGAGAAGCATTAATTGCAGAAAACTTAAATAAATCACTTAAGTTTAGAGCAATGCCAAGACAAATTTACGTTATATAATATGCCACAAATAATTAATATACCACAAAGAAAAACAATTAGACGAGGACAATCTATTAATCCACCTGTAATTCCCGAATATAAAATTGTTTCTGAACCTGAGTATTCTTCTAATGGTGAAAAATTAATTATTGTTAAAAATATTAACCAAACAACGATCACTTTAGATTCCACAAAGAATACTAAAGTAATAGTAAAAGTATTAACAAGTGTTAGGGTATTACCTGACATTGGTAAAATTGATGAGGAATGGGACGAACTCCAATTAGATTGGGGGGCTTGCGTGCAGTTTCATTATGTAGAAGGAAACTGGTATATACTATCTTCAGACGGGTTGAAGGTGTCTTAAAACCTCATCATTTAAGAAACTTATAGGTATTGTTCCCAACCTGGTTCGGCAATATCGTAGATGTGGTCAGGGCTAATACCAACTGATTGCCAAAAATCCAATTCTTCGGTGGTTATAGTTAATAAATTATCCAAATCATCTTGGTCTTCAGGACTGAATGGTTTACCATTAATCAATTTACATTGGTCTGTTGTGTAAAAACTTCTATCCTCAGGATTCTTAACTAATAAAGTATCTCTAACCTCATCATCAAATACAATCATCAAAGGTTCAACTCGTTTGTTAAAAGTTGCAATTGCTCTTTGGATATTATATTC